TTTGGGGCTTCTAATGACTATTTATTAGAGAAAACCATCGTCTAAAGCGATGAAACATAAGTATTTCCATTTTATTCAAGGAGAAGTAAAAAATGTCCATAAAGAGTTTTAAGTTTGTGTCACCTGGCGTTTTCGTTAACGAGGTAGACAATTCGCAGTTGCCAAGACTTGCAGAAAATATGGGACCAGTTATTATTGGTCGTGCAGAAAGAGGACCAGCAATGGTTCCAGTAAAAATCAGTTCATTCGCAGAGTTCGTTGAAACTTTCGGTGAGCCTGTCGCAGGTAGTCAAGCAGACGACGCTTGGAGACAAGGTAATCGCATTGGACCAACCTATGGCGCATTTGCTGCCCAGGCTTACTTGAGAAATGGCTCTCCAATCACATTTGTCCGCCTTTTAGGTGAGTCACACCCAGACGCAGGTGCAGGCGGCAAAGCAGGTTGGAAAATGACTGAGGCACATGGCATCTACGTCGATACAGATGCAAACGCTTCAAACGGACACCTTGGTGCTGTTATTTATACTGATGGTGCGAGTTCAGGCGTCGCAGCAACAACGTCTGGCATGACTGGCGGCGATATCAAAATCACTATCACTAGGGACGGCGTTGCAAGCGCTGGTACATCTGCCTCACAGGTCTTGACTATCACAAATTTTGCATTCGCTCAAGACGATACGATCTCCGTGGCGAAGACCTTGGCAACCGACTTCACAATATCTTTCGACGATAGCAAAACAGAAACAACAGGTACGGCTTCTACATTAGTTATAGGTACTGCTGACATTGACGCCACTGACGAAGCTTCTGCAAAGATTGCCCTCGCCAGCCGAATCGCACAAGAAGTTAACAGCCTTGGAACAACATTCAAGGTAACTGCATCCCCTAACGGCGCAACCGTATCTTTTACGATGGATATCGTGGGTGCGGTAACGGCAAATTCCAACGAGTTACTTGTCGTAAACGCATCAGCGGACGCAGGAATGACGACGCCCGCACTTGGCACAGGTCAGGGAACTCCAGCAAGCGCTGGAATCACTTCAGACAAGGTTTTCATTGTAAACTTTGATAGAAAGTCAAAGAAGTATATCAGAAAAGTACTCAATACAAACCCTACATTGACAAACGACGATATCACATCGGCATCAACAGCAACAGAAGGCTACTTCTTGGGTGCAACTTTTGACCAGCACCTAGAGAAGCAGTTCTCCGATGTAATCGACGCCGCCGTCGCCGCAGAGATCTCTGGCTATGGTGATCACACTAAAGCCGCCGACACCTCGGGCAACTCTTCATCCCCTTGGGTCTTATCACAATACATGGGAAGTTATGCTGACCTAGCATCGGCAGTTACCCCAGACCAACTCTCCCAGCTTTTTAGAATTCACAGCCTTTACTCGGGCGAGTGGGAGCAGAGAAACTTTAAGATCTCAATTGTTGATGTAAAACCACCATCAAACGATTTTGTCAAGTATGGGACTTTCTCTCTTTTGGTTCGCTCTGCAAACGACAACGACGCATCACCAGTTGTTTATGAAAGATTCTCTAACATGAATCTTGACCCAACTTCTTCTAAGTATATTGGAGCGGTCATCGGCGATATGAAGATGGAGTGGAGAGACTCAGAGAAGCGTTATGTCCATGTCGGAGAACACGCAAACCAGTCAAGATTCATTCGTGTTGAGGTGAGTTCAGATGTAGATTCAGGCGCAGCAAACCCTGAACTTCTTCCTTTTGGATTCGCATTACCATCACACACAGCCATCGACGGCAAAGAAGTTCCCAAATTTGTTACAAGAACAGATACTAAATCGGACACAAAACTTTCTTCACCAAAGGACGCTTGTTTCGGTATTAGCACAGATAGACCAGACGCTCTCGGTCGCTTTGACGAGTCTTACCAAGATATTGTAAGATTGCTAAAGGGTGACGAAGAAATGTTTGCAGGAACAGAGCTTTTCTCACTTGACCTTATTGAGATTGAGAAGGCAGACAGTCAAGACGCAAAATTTGTAGCAGCCTCTCTCTATAATGACACTTCCTTCAACGGTGCAGGCGGAAGTTATGAAAAGGTTCTCGATGCAGGTTTTAATAAATTCACCATGCCTCTTTGTGGAGGCTCTGATGGTCTTGACATCACAGAGGTAGAACCTTTTTGTGATAGACTCACAGCAGCCCAGACAGCGGTAGGACACTACGCTTATAATACTATCTCAAAGGCAATTGATATCGTCGCTGACCCAGAGGTCGTTGAGTGTAACTTAATGACTATCCCAGGTGTAGCGACACCAGGTCTTACAGGCAAATTGGTTTCAGTTTGTGAGAACCGTGGAGATGCCCTTGCTATTATTGATATTGAGAACGATTACACTCCTCGTGGCTGGGATACCTCGGCAGAGTCAGGAAGACTTCCAAAGGTTGCTCAAGCAATTACTTCACTCAAGACAAGAGGTTTAAGTTCAAGTTATGGCTGTGCTTTCTTCCCTTGGGTACAGGTAACAGACGATATCAACAACCGAAAGGTTTGGATGCCACCTTCAGTAGTGGCACTTGGAACAATGGCTTCATCAGCAGCGAAATCAGAATTATGGTTTGCTCCTGCTGGTTTCACTCGTGGTGGTCTTTCAGGCGGCGCAGGTGGACTTCCTGTTTCACAGGTTAGATTGCGCCTCAACTCGAAGGAGAGAGATGCTCTTTACGAGGCTAACATCAACCCAATCGCACAATTCCCAGCAGAGGGTATCGTGGTATTCGGACAGAAGACTTTACAGGTTACGCCATCGGCACTTGATAGAATTAATGTTCGTCGCTTGATGATTCACGTAAAGAAAGAGATTTCAAGAATGGCAGCAACAACGTTGTTCGACCAGAATGTTCAGGCTACTTGGAATAGATTCTTGGGTAAGGCAGAGCCTTTCCTCGCATCAGTTCAGTCTCGCTTTGGTCTCACCGAGTACAAGATCGTACTTGACGAGACAACTACGACACCAGAACTTATTGATAGAAATATTGCATATGCGAAGGTCTTCTTAAAGCCTGCTCGTGCAATTGAGTTTATCGCAATTGACTTTGTTATCACTAATACTGGTGCATCGTTCGACGATTAATAGAGAACAAACTAGGTTGGATAATAAAAGTCCAACCTAGTTATTACAAATACTTTTATAGGAGATTAAAATTATGGCATTTTGGTCAGACGCAACAGGTTACGAGCCCAAGCGAGCATACAGATGGATTCTCAGCATTGATGATATTGAAGTCTATACAATTAAGAAGGTTTCAAAGCCTTCATTCACAGTTTCAGAGTCTAGTCATCAGTACTTGAACCACACTTTCTATTACCCAGGAAGAGTTGAGTGGAGCACAGTGTCTTTTAGTTTGATTGACCCAATCAACCCAGACGCCTCCGAAGTTTTGATGGAGAAGCTTAACGAAGCAGGATACGAAGCACCAAGTAACCAATTGGACTTGGGAACAATGAGCAAGTCTAAATCACTAGACACTTTGGGTCAAGTATCAATCAATCAACTAGACGGCAACGGAAGAATTGTTGAAACTTGGAAACTCAAGAACCCTTGGATTAAGGACGTTAAGTTTGGAGAGTTGGATTATTCTTCAGACGATATGGTTGAGATTCAGGTAGAGCTTCGATACGACTCAGCATCTTATGAGACTTTCGCAGCAAGTGGTCCTGACAATCCTTAATAAAAGGATATAAACCTCTTTACAATCCAGTAAATTTATCTTATAATAAACCTACCACAATAAATGAAAGAAGGTGTTTATGCGAAATAACGAAGACAGAGTGGGGGCAAAAAAGTCCCCCTCTTCTCCTGCTGCATCGCAAGCAGCACAATCTGGACCTGCTCCTTTGGAGTTTGTTCGTCCCACTACAATCTTAACTCTTCCATCAGAAGGAAAGTTCTATGGGGAAGGGCACCCACTTCATGGTCTAGATACGATTGAGATCAGACAAATGACTACAGCAGAAGAAGATATCTTATCCAATAGAACTCTTCTCCAGAAGGGAACTGCACTAGACAAGTTTTTGGAGAGAATTCTAGTTGACTCGAAAGTCAGTCCAGAACAATTATTGGTTGGGGACAAGAATGCTGTTCTCATTCAAGCAAGAATTGACGGTTATGGAAATGACTATACCACGCAGGTTACATGCCCGAATTGCTCTGCCAACCAGAGACACTCATTTGACCTTATGGAGTGCATCACCCCTGTTGCAAAGAGTGTAGAAGCGTCAGAGCAGAACCACAGAGGAAACTTTGCAGTTACGCTTGATAACGGCTGGGAGGTTGAACTGCGACCTCTTACAGGTGCCGATGAGAACAAGTTGTTAAAATCCTCGGCAAACAGGAAGAAGGCAGGACTCGCAGAGACCGTTGTGCAAGATCAGTTGAATGCAATGATTGTGTCAGTTTCAGGTCACGAAGATACTGCAACAATCGCAAAAGCAGTGCAGCATATGACTGGCAAGCAATCACGAGCGATTCGTGAGGCTTATAAAGCATCAGTCCCCAATATCGAACTTCGAAGTGATTTCGACTGTCAAGAGTGTGGAACCACTACTGAAATGGAGGTTCCGCTAGGTGCGGACTTCTTTTGGGCTCGGACCTGATTATATGGAAAAAGTCTATGAGGCTTTCTTCTTCCTGAAATATCACGGAGGATGGAGCTTCATAGAAGCATACAACCTACCAGTAGGTCTTAGAAACTGGTTTGTAGAGAGGTTATCAAAACAACTCAAGAGTGAATCAGATGCTGTTAAGGCAGCGACTAAAAGTAGTAGATAAGATTAAGACCAAGCCTAGCAACTTGGTCTTTTTTTTGGTCCTATAATTATGTTGTAAGGACCGCAAGAGGAGAGAAAATGTCTAAATTTGTAAAAAAAAGAGAGCGGTCAAAGGAAAACTTAAAAAAGTTGAAGCAACGTATAGATAGTTTAGGAAGAACAGAGGCACCTCCAGAACCCACTCCATCCATCCTATCTTTCATTTGTAAGTTATTTAGATTAAGAAACTAATTACAGGAGATACACTATAACTATGAGGTTATTAAAATGAGCGACACTAACGAAATCACACCAATTGAGATTGACCTCGGCGCAGCCCGTAAAGGTCAAATGAATGAAATCTTCCTTAGAATGTTTGGTTCAGCTATCCAAGCAATCTTGTCGAGAATGTTCGGAGGAGGCACCATTCCAGTAAAGATAAAGGGAAACAAGCAAGAGATCTCTGCTTTCGCAAAGACCCTTGGACGAGATAAGAAGTACATGAAGTCTGTTGCAAAGTATGGTCTAAGTGACCCCAGAGTCTATAAGGACAAATTTAAGTTAAGAAAAGCCATTGCTGGCTTTGAAAGAACAACGGGTATCAAATACCCGTTCAAGGGATAAGACTGAGTAGATGGCAGAGAAGACCAGTGAGCAGATTTTAAAAGACTTAGAAAACCGCAAAGCCCGTTTAGAAATCGACTTAGAATCCGCTGAGACTCGCAAAGAAGAGCTTGAGATAGAAGAGAAGATTGCGAACGTTCTGCGTGAACAGCAAGAGCTTCAGCTTGAAATTGGCAATGGGTCCAAGGAATCGTTAGAGAAGTATAAAGAGTACCTCTTCGCCACAAAACAGGCGAAGAAAGCGAGAGATGAAGAGCTTGCCGTCCTAGAGAAGATAAAAACCGCAATAGAAGAGCAGAAGTCTGCCCAAGAAGAAATCCTCGACATTGTTGGTTCTATTGGTGCCAAATACGAAAATACAATATTAGACAAGATCGCAAAGTCACAAGTCTCCATTGAACAGCTTGGAGCAGCATTTAAACAAAACTTCAGTATAGATAGAATAAGCGGTGCAGCCTTTGATGCCTTCATCGATTCAATGGGTACGGCTGTTATATCCGCAATGACTGCAAGAACAGAGTTTGCGAAAGCAACTGGTGCAGGAAACTCATTTGATGAAACTATCGGCTCTGTCGCTGCCACCAACAACGCCCTTGGGGTTAGTTTTTCAGAGGCAGCAGCAGCAACACAATCGCTCTTCAATAATATGAGCGGATTCACTTCTATGAGTGTAGAAACTCAAAACGCCCTCGCAGCGACAGCAGCAGAATTGGAGTCAGTCGGAATCAGTTCAGACACCACTGCCGCACAGGTAGAATACACTACAAGAGTAATGGGCTTATCAGGTAACCAAGCGAAAGCTCAAGCAGAGAGTATGAGAACTTTTGCTATGAACGCTGGCATTGCACCTGCTAAAATGGCGCAAGAGTTCGCAGCCGCTGGACCTAGAATCGCTCAATATGGTTCAGAAGCTGGAAAGGTTTTTAAAGGTCTAGCACTTCAGTCCAAGAAGTTGGGTATAGAAATGAACGACCTTTTGAGCATCACTCAACAATTTGATACTTTTGAAGGCGCAGCAAACGCAGCAGGTCAACTAAACGCTGTACTCGGCGGACCTTTTCTTAATTCGATGGAGCTATTAACAGCAGAGACAGAAGAACAAAGAGTTGCAATGCTTCAGAACTCTTTGCAAATGGCTGGTAAGTCTTTCGACTCAATGTCTAAATTTGAGAAAATGGCACTCGCAAACGCTGCTGGCATTTCAGATATGTCCGTCGCAGCGAAGATGTTTGGCTCTAGCAGTCAAAAGATGGCGGCAGAACACAAGATGCTCGGTCTAACCGCAGAGCAGGTCAAAGAGAGGCAGGAAGCAGCAGTCAGTGTTACAAAAAAGTTGCAAGCCTCCATGGAATCCCTCGCCGTCGTTGTCATGCCTGTAGTTGATAAACTTTCATTAGCGGCATCAGCTATAGCTAA